AGGTAGACAACAAGCTTTCGCCAGGCATTACTTTTCTTTAATTGGAATAATGGATATGTATGTATCAATACCAACCTGGTTGGCAGCTTACAAAAAAGCAATGGATGGTAATGCTAAAGGAATTGAAAAAAATGATCACGAAGCAGCTGTTAGATATGGTGATAAAGCTGTGAGATTGTCTCAATCTTCTGGTGGGGTAAAAGACCTTGCCAGGATACAAAGAGGCACACCAATGCACCAGGCATTTACAATGTTTTATTCTTATTGTTCAGCTTACCAAAATTTATTGTGGCGCCGTAAAAGGTTGTCTGGAAAATTGAGTTTAAAAAATTCAGTAGAAGTTACGAACAGTTTAATATTGTTAGCTTTTGTGCCAGCGGTATTGGGCCCTCTTGTACTTGGGCAAAACGATGAAGATGAAGGATTTTTGGAAGCGGCAATTAAAAATTCAATAGCTTATCCATTCTTAGGAATTGTAGGTTTAAGGGATATTGTCAATTATTACAGGACGGATTTTGGTTATAGTGCAACACCTATTGCGAGTACGTTAAGAGCTTTACTTTATAGTGGAGAGGGTCTTAAAGATACTATTGCAACCTTATTTACTGAAGGTGAATTTGAATTATCCAGGGCCACTATAAAGAATTTATTTATTGGTTCTGGTGCTATAGCAAAATGGCCAACACGACAATTATGGATGTCTGGTGAATACCTTTGGGATTGGGCACAGGATGACCTGGACGGTGATTTTAATTTATATGAATTTTTATTAACGGGTGATAAAGAGAAATGACGATACCATCAACTACTTATGAGGTAACCCACGCGGGTAATAGCTCTGCTACTACCTTTGCATTTGCTTTTAAATTCTTGCGTGATGCGGATCTGCATGTTGTTCATATAGCAGCAGATGGCACAAGGACCACTACTGTTTTTGACACCGATTATACAATCACCGGTGCCGGGGCAGAATCCGGGGGCAACGTATCTTTTCCTAAATCTGGGAGTGCATTCAGCACTCTGGCTACCGGAACCTCTCTTGAAATATCAAGACGGCCAGCAGCAACCCAGCTGACAGATTTTATTAATGGTGGTACTTATGATGCCGAAGAAATTGAAGATGCCCTGGATTTAATTTCTACAGTAGTTATGTATGTTAGGGGTGTTGCAACAGATTACCTTGAAGATTTAGTACTTGAAGCTGACAAATTATTAATAACTAATGCTGCTGGTACCAAGATAATTATGGGGGCCTCCACATCTGATCTAGCAGCAGCAGTTACCGCTGCTGCTGCAGCAGCAACTTCCGCCACAGCCGCCGGAACTTCTGCCACAGCTGCATCAACGTCAGCCACAGCTGCAGCAGCGTCAGCCCTAGATGCAGCAGAATCTGCTCTTCTTGCTGCTGGTATATCTAATGTTGTAGAGGACACAACGCCGGAACTGGGTGGACCATTAGATGCTAATTCTCATTTTATTGGGATGGACGCTGGTACAACTATAGCTTCAGCCACCCCAACTGTTCCTGTTGATGGAGACTATTTTGATTGTTCAGGAACATCAACAATAACTGCATTTACTGTTGCAATTAATCGTCATTTCTATATTAACTTTACAGGGATAATGCAACTGACCCATCACGCTACACAAATGGATCTACCAAATGCCGGAGCTAATATAACTACAGCGGTCGGGGACGTAGCAGAGTTCTTTAGCACCGATGCTGATAACGTCCAATGCTTAAACTATACTAAGGCGGATGGCACCGCGATTGTAGCAAGTTCTGGTGGCGGCCCATCTGTTGGGGATAATGCAGTAATTAGAACGAATGCAACTAACATACAAACATCATTAACTTTAAGAGATCATAATTGTACTTTCACCACCACTCATGGCTCAAACTTAATAGCGAACAGAGGTAGTGATGATCTATTTGTAGACGGAGATACGGTTATGGTAACAACTGCCGGAACACTACCCTCTGGTTTAGTAGCTGGTACTCAATATTATGTAAGAGATATTACTTCCAGCACAATGAAATTATCAACATCATTCGGTGGGGCTGTGCAAGCCCTGGCCAGCGACGGATCGGGCATCCATAGTTTGTATCAAAATATAAATGGAATGTCAGCGGGTCCAATTACAATAGATAGTGGAACGGTCACATTGCCAGCCGGATCTACATGGACTATAACGTGAGAATAATATGTCAACATTAAAAGTAAATACAATACAAAATACAGCAGCGGCTGCTTATCCATTTATAAAACAAATAGTAACTGGTACAACGACAACTCAAGTTGATGTAAGCAGTACTAGTTTTTCCGATACTGGATTAACTGCATCAATTACACCAATGACTACATCAAGTAAAATATTAGTCTTAATTTCACAAGCTGTAAGTCACAACTCAAGGTCAACGGGGCAATTAAAATTATTACGCGGAGTAACAGACCTGTGGGATCATATAGATCAAGGTGATGAGGATAATCAACGTACTTATCATTTTATTCCTTTCTTGGATTCACCCAATTCTACTAGCTTATTAGCATATAAGACGCAAATGGCGCGACATGATCAATCAGGTACTATTAATATCCAGAGGAATGATGACGGGGAAACGGCTAAGTCAACGATAATATTAATAGAGGTGGCAGCGTGAGTTATCTAGAAACAGGCAGTGTTATAGAAGCTATTGTGGCAATAAATCCTGATGCAGAAGTGTCGGTTATAGATAACGACCCAGACCGAATTACATGGAATAAGGGTGATGTTATTGCTAAAGATGTAATCTTAGCAAAAGTAACAGCTATGCAATATGTTGAAAAACGCAAAAAAGAATATCCAGAAATAAAACAGCAGTTAGATGAAATCTACCATAATGGCATTGATGAGTGGAAGAAAACAATCAAAGCTGTTAAAGATAAGTACCCCAAAGCATGAGGAATAAAATATGAGTACATTAACAAGCACAGACCTAGATGTAACAGACGTAAATTGTACTAACCTCAAAGATGCGAGTGGTGGTAACTCCTCTACTCCAGCAAATATTTTAGCTGGCTCTGTCAAAGCATGGGTAACTTTTGATGGAAGTGCTGGATCAATTAGTCCAGCCGCATCACATAATGTCACTGGCCTTACAGATAATGCAAGTGGCGATTATACGATCAACCTGACAACTGCTATGGGGGGTACGTCTTGGGCAGCAGTTGGAAGCTGTGATACTGCTGGAACATTGTGGGGTGGGCTGTCTATTGAGGACGTTGCCAAAACAACATCAGCAGTTCGTGTTAGATGTTGGGATGATGTTAAAAATGCTAGTGGTGTTTTCAATCCAACCCAAGTTGATGTTGTTATGATTGGAGTTCAATAATGAGTGACAAAAGAATAGTATATCAAGGCGAAGATGGTATAGCTAAAGTTGTTATCCCTGCACCTGAATATTTAGCGAGTGGTGGAACAATAGATGATTTATTAGAAAAGGTTGTTCCTGAAGATTGTTTGGACTCAGCAGATATAGTTGAAGCTGATACAATACCTAATGACAGGACGTTTCGTAATGCTTGGGTAACTTCTAAAGGAAAAAGTGCTGAGGTTGATTTAGCTAAAGCAAAAGACGTAGCAAAGGATAAAGTAAGACAAGCCAGAACTCCTAAATTCGCAGAGTTGGACGTTGCTTACCAACGTGCTGATGAAGATGGTGATTCTGATGCTAAAGCGGCAGTAGTCGTAAAAAAACAAACAGCAAGAGATGCCACAGCAGATACCAAGATAACTAACGCTGATTCCGTTGATAACCTAAAAACAGGAATGAATGAAGTGATTACAGAAGTAGGTGATTTATAATGGCAACACAAATTCAAGGCTCAAAAATTGTAACCGAAGAAATCGAAAACGCGGCTGGGGCGAATCCATATTCCATCACATTAGAAACTGAAAGTACCACAACAGGTGGCGTTGCAGTAGATTTTACTGGTATACCTGCGGGTACTAAACGGATAACACTAATGGGTACTATATCTAGTTCATCAACATCAGATATAACTTTTCAATTAGGCACGGGTTCGACTGTATATGAAACTTCTGGCTATGAAGGAAATGTATCAAATCAAGCATCATCTTTTGAGGCTCTTAGCGATGGTTTTGATATGAAACTGAGTTGCATAGCCGCTAGAAATTATACTTTTCTTGTGAATTTGCATTTAGAAGATTCCAGTAATAATACATGGTATTGTAAAGGGACTTGTGTTTCTCCAGGAAATGCAGATGAACACGATAATGTTTTAGGTACTAAAAGTTTATCTGCCGCTCTTACCGCAGTTCGTTTAACAACATCTGGTGGTAGTGATACTTTCGATGCTATGTCATACAATATTCAATACCAATAGGAACATAATATGGCTGATATAACTGAAATTAATGTACAAACTGGGGAAAGAACTGAAAGAGATTACACTCAGGCAGAGAAAGATAATATTGCCGCTGCTCAACCTACAACTGATGAAAAGTGGGTAAGGATTAGAAGTCAACGTGATATGTTATTAAGAGAATGTGATTGGTGGGCTAGTTCAGACAGAACTTTAACGGACGAGCAAAAAACCTATAGGCAAAATTTAAGAGATTTACCTACTCAGAGTGATGTAGATAATATAACGTGGCCTACTAAACCATAGGAATAATAAATGACAGGAGTCCCCAGTGTCTGGATAACACTATTTAGTATTTTATCACCAACAATCATAGCGTCCATGCTGACTTGTTGTTGGTTGATATGTTGGAAAAGAAGTATGCGCAGCGATATGCGCCCCGAACCCCGGTCCACCCAGGTATATATATTCACAACAGTAGTTGGTATGTTTCTTGGTTCAATATCACAATGGTGTTTGCACGACGTCATAGTTTCAGCGACAGGTGTGCCAGCTAGTGAATTAAAACTACTATTATTTGGAGCTCTAATTACCGGGCCACTTTCCATGATAATGTATACCGCACTTAGATGGTGGGCGAAAAAATCTTCCCCAGGGCTGTATGAATTTTTAACTGTTCGGTGGCCCAGGACAGCAGACTCTCTAAATATATCCGGGGACCCAAGTGATATGACTGTTCGTAGTGAGGACAAAAAATGATACCACAACACCCGGAACCAGTGATTAAGGCTTTAGACTTTTCCGTCTATTCTTGTTCCGGGTATGTCTGCGTTGTGAATGTATATGCAGAGCATTATTCTACTCTGATAGCTCTTAGCATTGCTGCACTGGGTTTAATTATATCTACTATCTATAGACACCTTTCTTATCTCAAATCAAAAAAGGAGAGTTAAATGTTAATCACAGCTCCTATCAGAGAGAGTGATAAATTTGGGTCAGGGTTTTATGGAGCCAGTAGAGATGGTGGTAAGCGCATCCACAAAGGAATTGACTACGCCTGTTACCCAGGCTCCCTCGTCTACGCGCACGTTGGCGGCATTATCACAAAGCTAGGCTACCCCTACGGAGACAATCTGGGGTTTCGCTATGTACAGGTCACAGATTCAAATACAAACTTCCGTCTAAGATATTTCTATGTTGAGCCAATGGTGTCACTAAACCAGGTAGTAAGTGCACAGCACGTTATTGGGCGATCACAATCTCTTAATGATAGATACCCTGGCATTACGGAACATGTTCACTTTGAAATTACAGATGAAAAAGGACGCATAGTTGACCCCGAAAGAATTAGAAACAATTTAGCGAGGGTTTATTAATGAATGTATGGATAATAGTTCTGATGATATTCTTTGCTGGAAATTCAGGCAGAGTTGACATTAAGCCTTTACCAGATCTTCAATTTGAATCAGCCATGCGATGCTTTGAATTTAAAAATTCAGATGAATTTGAAAATAAAATAGCATCTGACTATAAAGATTTTCAACCACCAGTACGTTACATTAGAACCCACTGTAAACCATTTAAAGATAATTTAAAAAAGTATGTTTTCAATAGTGGTAACAAAGGTATATGTTCTATAGCTTCGTGCGTATGGCACTAACCAGGAGATTAAAATGATCTTAAACGCGCTTGTAGGACCAGTCGCATCGTTGCTGGACAAATTCATAGAAGATAAAGACGAAAAGAATAGGATAGCTGCAGAGTTATCTACGATGGCAGAACGACATGGCCAGGCAATAGCTCTCGCCCAAATAAAAGTAAACGAAGCCGAAGCCTCATCAACAGGTCCAGGCTCACTATTCAAGGGGGGATGGCGTCCGGCATGCGGCTGGATATGCGTCATTTCGCTGGGGTACACTTATATCGTGCAGCCATTTTTAATTTTTATTTTATTAGCAGCTGGTGTGGACCTCCCGGAAATTCCGACTTTAGACACCGGTGCGTTGCTACCGATTTTGCTCGGAATGCTCGGCCTCACGGCGGCTCGCTCATTTGATCGATACACGGGCGGAATACCAAAAGGGAAGTAAATGGAGAAAAAATAAAATATTGGGGCCAGGAGAAGCTCATACAGCACTTGTATAAAAAAAGAGATATACCAGGGCCTCCGATTTTTACACAAAAACAATGACTTATAATTTTAAGGAATTTATAACACTCACTACAAGGGGAACTGAAAACATGCTTGATAAAATTAAAATGTGGATGGCAGACTTTAACGATGTAATTGAAAACATACCAGTCTGGTTAAAATGCGCTGCCTTTTTTATCCTGGGTTTAATTATTGGTACTCTGTGAAAAAGGTATTAAACACCAAGAAAATTTTTTGTGTGCGCTGGTGGGATCACACTGGAAATACGGCTTGGCAGTCTGAGTCATCAGTTGCCAAGGAACAACCAGCACTGTGCGAAACAATCGGCTTTTTAATTCACGAAGACGATTTATCTTTAAAACTTGCCGATACTGTGATATTAAACGATACAGAGGAAACTGTCGGCGGTGTTGCCTTAATTTTAAAGGACGCGATAGTGAAACAAGACCAGATAATTCTGGATAAGTGATGCTGGAAAAACATATAGAAATATATTTAAGAGAACAAGTTAAAAAAATAGGTGGGATAGCATATAAATTTACTAGCCCGCAAAGGCGTTCTGTCCCCGACAGATTATGCTTATTCAAAAATGGAGATGTTGTATTCGTAGAAGTAAAAGCTCCAGGCAAAAAACCAACCCCGAACCAATCAAGAGAAATTCAGAGATTAATTGACCTGGGCTTTAAAGCCCTGGTGATCGACACCAGGGAAAAAGTTAATTCACTAATCGAGGAAGTATCTGATGCTGAAAAGGATTCATGTAAACCAACACAACATTAGGGCCAATAACAAGGATGGCGGGCGGCGACCGGTTATCACTGTTAAAACTTACAAGACCAACACCTACGCGCATGAGGTTGAAATCAAAGGTGACTCCAAAGTAATATACAGACCGGACAAACCTTTATCGTGCGGCGCCAGGGTGTGGATTGAAACCAGAGCTGACGTAGAAGTCAGGAGGTAAGTATGGAGTATCGTGACCCAGTAGATATTATGTTAGATGAAATAGATAAACAGACTATTGCAGATGTATACACAGTTGAACTAAAAGCAACTGAACGGGCATATAGAACGGTTATTATTGATACGCTACATAAAAAGCAAATCCCTATAACTGAAGAGAATATTTCTAAAGGCGTGATGTTCGCTAAATTATTTGAAGTAGAATTTGGACTTCAGATTTTTGAGCTGGACGAGCACCAGGATTCTTAATTTTTCTTTGCTGCTTTTTTGAGAGCATCCTGGACTGAGCATTTACTTTCTAATCTATCCTGAATGATAGTGTCTATAGTGTCGTCAACAATGATGTGATATACATACGCTGCTCTATTCAAGCCACTTTGCAGCTGGCGCATTGGCCCTAGTCTTGCATTGGTCTGTTCGTATTGTTCCAGGTCCCAGGTCATACCAAACCATACCGTAATGTTAGAACCATATTGAAGATTTAATCCATGCCCGGCGCTATCGGGGTGAACTACCAGCATAGGTATCTCACCCCGATTCCACCGTTCAATACCCTCTTGATCACCCAGGATTTCAGCATTCGGGTAGTGTTGTAGTATTCTCAACTTATCCGGGATGTAGTTGTAAACGACCAACACCGGCATACCATTAGCTTCTTCTACTATTCTATCTAATGCTGCTAGTTTGTAATCGTGAACTTCCCGCCAAACACCATGCTCAGTGAAAACAAAACCATTAATAAATTGACGGCATTTATTTGTCAGCACGCCTGGATTAAAAACTTCCAGCTCTTCACCATCTTCAAACTCTACAAACATTTCATTTTCTAGTTCCCGGTACTGCTCCATTAATATTGAGTCGAGAGTTACCGGAACATTAATGTTAATGGCTTTATCAACATCAAAATAATCCTTATCCTCAATGGTTAAACATATATCATTTATTTTTTCTGATATTTCTTTATCAGCTACCCCAACTGGGACCCACTTGTGAGAAAATTCCTGATGGATAAACCAGCGTTCCAGGAATTTACCCCGCGTGTTAAATAGCCTTTCACCTCTGTCTAAAAGATAGAGTTGCCCCCAAAGGTTAACTAAACCATTAGGAGCCGGGGTGCCAGTGAGCTCCACCATGTGATTGGTGTATTGTAGAACCTTTCTAATTGCTCTGAATTTAACAGCGCTGGGTGTACGCATCCGCGATGCTTCATCAACAATTATCATGTCATAGGGCCACTCACCAAGCTCACGGCCCAGGTCAACTAACCAGGAAAACAATTCGAAATTAATAATATGAATGGGAGCTTGTGAATTAAATTGTTGCATTCTTTGTTTAGGAGTTCCAGCAATCAGCTGAAAATCCATGTCGAAGCAATCCCACTTGATTATTTCATTAGGCCATACGGTTGACGCTACGCGCTTGGGTGCAATAACTAAAATCTTTTTAACATCATTAACATCCAAACGCTGTTGAATTGCATCAAGTGCAGCTGCTGTTTTACCAACACCCATCGATGCCCAGACTGCGCACTTCGGATGCTGCATCATAAAGTCAGTGGCCAGGCGCTGTGGTTCCCTCGGTTGATACTTCATTTGCGGTACCTAAAAGAACTGTATCCCTCTGCAGCCAGGGGTAAACCCTTGGCCCAGGGTGGGGGAGCTGACATAATTAAGCATAAGAGTTCTTTTAATTTTTCTGAATCTTCTTCGAAAACTTCAGCAACTAATTCATCATGCACTCGAAGCACTATATCAATGCCAGCTTCCATCGCTGTGTAATACCCATTAAATAGAATATCCCGCGCTACCGCCTGGGTGATATTTTCAACCAATTTACCGCCATAGGTATCTAAGGACACCCACTTTTTACTTTGTTGATGTTGCCCCTGGTAGGCTATCTGTTGCCGGCCCTCCTCGTCGTTGTAGAGGTATGGTTTGTGATAAAACAATGTACGTCCGGATGGTAATTTTAAATACATGAAACTTTTATCCGGGTCCGTTAAGAATGAAACTTTACCAACTGAAAATACATCACCTGGATTTTTAATTGATTTAACAGCGGCCGCCTGGGTGAGTTTCCACAGCTTGGTGATTTTTTCATGCGCGGATCGCCAGGCTGTGACAATTGAATATACTTCGTGAGCCTGGAGGTCAATGTTATACGCGGCCGCCATTTGATTGAATGCACCTATGCTGCCTTGATAGCCTAAAGCTAGTTCCTGGACCTTACCAAGTTGTCGCTGTTCCTTTGTAACTTCGTGTATGGGTGTATTAAATGATTTCGAATATGCTAATTTATAAATATCCGGACCGCGCTTATTGTCGTAGTCCCGGAATGCTTTAATCTTCCACTCTTCACCAGCAAGCCAGGCTAACACCCGGCCCTCAATGTTGGACAGATCCGCCACAACTAATTTTTTACCCACGGGTGAACAAAGTGAAGAGCGTAAACAGCTCGACGCTGTCTCCATAATGTTTTCTTTTAATGTGCCATCAATAAGAGATTCAATAGCTTTATCGACATCAATACCAGGGGCGGGCCTGGGTAAATTCTGTGGCTGAAATAATCTACCAGCATCGCGCCCGGTTCTGTTGGCGCCGTAGAACTGCACCGTTCCTCGTAGCCGGTTGTCAACGGTAGCATCAATGAGCTTAATGTATTTGGCCGTTGAACTTTTACCCAGCTGCTGTCTTATTTCAAGTACGCGACGCGCATCTTCAGGTATGCCAAAAGCGGTACCGGTAATTAATGTGTTAATAGCCTCTTTGTTTAGAGACACACAGGCAACTGGAGGAAGTTTGTCATTGTTAACCAGCCAATTTTTAAGCTGCGCCAGGCTAGTCCCGCCACTTACTTCGTTGTTAGTAATACGTCTTATCTCTGCATTTAATTTTTCAGTTTCAGCTGCAACAATTTCGACCATTTTATGCGCCAGGTCAATGTCTATATAAATCCCCATATCATTGCTGGCCTGGTCCAAGCACCAATACTTGTATTCAATTGAGTTAGGATACACATGGTGCTTCAACTTATTGTAAATGGTACGCATAGATTCAATATCCATACGACAGTAATTTTTAAAATCTTCCCATAATTCAGGGTGCGTAATTCGATCATAACGAATTGCTTTATGATTTGATGGTGCTGGTTTGCAGAATCTATTAATTAAAGATTTACCAGCTTTATCTTTAGCTTCATCTTCACTCATTTCCAGGGCGCTACAAACACTAGCAAGTGCTCCTGGCAATCCATTTGTGTAAGACATAATCATTGTGTCAATCCAACGGTCCACCGGGGTATCTATACCCAGGCAGTGTTTAACTACCCATCTGTCAAATTGAGAATTGTGAGCTATTATAGGACCGGCATGATTATCTTTTAAATATTCAACTACTTCTTCTAGTGATTCATCGTTGGTTAAATCAACCACACTGGCTGGTTCATCGGCAAAGGCATAACCGGCTAACATAATCTCACAGTTACGGGTGTACTTATCGCCGCCAACTTTAAATATATCTAATTCGCTGTACGTTTCAGTATCGAAAAATAACATAAGTAATGTGGGGCCGTTACCGACCCCACTCCTTTATTTGAGGAAGTCGTCGGTGCCCGTTATTTCCTGGCTACCTTTATTTGCGAAGTCATCATCTTCAACGACATCAAAGTCATCTGCAGATGCTGCTGCACCACCACCAAAAGGTTCTCCGTCAGAAACGAATTGCAACCCTTTGAGCGACGCATTTATACGCTTACCAAACTGATTATCTTGAGCCCAGAAATCAATCGAGGCATTACAATAACAACCAGCATAAGGACGACCATCATCTTCTACTAAAGGTGATTTGTCTTTGTCTAAAACTAAAGGACGGGAAGTGTTTGATGCGTTGAAGTACATAACGCTATCCCCGTAGCCATTTGTTCCCTCTTTTTCTTTACCATCTGTTAGACAGATTTTAAGACCTTGAGGTTTCTTGCCAGGCCATTTAGCATCGCGTACTGCTTGTAGCTCCGCTTTAACCCTTTCAATTTCAGGACTGTTTTTTTCAATAATGATACCCACTGAATATTTTCCAGCATCACCAGGGTTGAAAGCCTTGGTGCGAAAAATATTCGGGAATGAAATACGAATATTATTAATAATCATATTTGTTGCTCCTATATCTCTGTTGTAAAATCCTCAAATAGGTCATCACCTATCGAGGGGTCAATTTCCTGGCGCTTGTCTGTTACAGGCGCCAGTGTTACCCGCCCTGGTATTGAATTTACCAATCGGGATAATTCTTTAAATTTCTTTTTTCCTAAATACTTTTCCATCTGGGCCACGCTCAATACTTTCCTTGGCGCGATATTATCAACAGCATGTCTTTTCCTTTTAAGCAGTGATAATGTTTCCTTATCGTCGCGCCATTTTCTTGACCCTCTTCCTCTTACTAACTTATACCCTGGAACAGGAACACCGGTTAGTGCCTCCTGGTTAACCCTGGCTTCAATCCCTTTCACCCAGTCAGTAATAAGATTGACCTGGGATAATAGATGGGCGAGTTCATCCACCGAAAGAGTAGGCACTTCTAAGGGAGTTAAAGGTTCGGTGATTTTTTTGAACTCGCCCGTTATGTTTTCAATATTAAATTTAGCTAACGCCCGGCAAGATGCTTTGGCTTTGCAAAATTTGCATTGCTTTTCGCCTGGGACATACTCCGGGTTATCTCCATATACTTTTTCAATACCTTGTTTAATTTTTTCGCCGTGGGCTATAACTTCCTTTTTTGTTATAGACCAGGTATCTATATTGAACTTTCGTGGTTGTACAATGACTAAACTAAAATCCTCTAAGTCATATAGATAGTCATAACAATTTAATAGTCCAACTGCATAAGTTAACAACTGCTCGTTACCCTGGGCTGGAACCATAACACCCTGACCATATTTTAAATCGATAATATGAGCATGATGGTTATTATTAATAACTACGCAGTCAGCTGTACCGGATATTCCGTATTCATCGCCAAGAACCAGATGTTGCTC